TACTATATAACTACTATACAGAAGGGTTCAAAAATGAGCTCTCTAAAATACTTTGTCGAAGTAACGCTGGTGGTGTACATAGTACTCACGAGCTGGGAAAATGGATAACCACCAACCTAAGAACATAGCATACACCATGAACCAGTTGTGGTTAGATATTATCTCTGAATAAGGAGTAAAGAATACACCTATAAGTGAGAGTAATAAGAAGAACATAACAAATGCTGTTATGTAGATGGTAATAAGAATAATAGACTTCATGATATTAACAAGGTTATAGCTATTTAATCCGCTCCAAACTGTTGGTTTAGTGAGCATTTGAGAGAGATGAGTATGAGCGGTAGGTGTTTCTACCACTCATACAACCATACATAATCACATACTTTAGTACGCAATAACTACTAAGACTCTGGAGTTATAACCAGGTGCTAGTCTAGCAAGTACAAGTCTAAGCTTAGTGAAGCTAGTTTTCATGTATGCATACCAGTTGCGGAATACTTCCCAGGTATGAAACATAAGAGTTTTACATCTTAACATAAGAAATAAATTTAGTGATGGATGAATAGATGGTGTATGCAGTGTAACATACGGTGATTGGTAACGGTAGAGTATATGGTAACGTACACACAGCTCGTCTATAAAGATAAGCTGCGTGTACTACCATTATTCACCCCAGATTACTCTGGGTTACACCAATATAGATTACCGTCAATACAAGACTCTGATAATACTACTGGTACTTTCTCTCCTTTCTCATACCCTAGTTCACTAGGATTTTCTACTGCAAAGAATCCAAACTTTAAGTCAGACGCTTGTGTAGATACTGTACGCTTGATACCGTTCTTGAAGGTTACTTCTTTAGTAGTTAGTTTTTCGTTTACTACTACGATACCTCTTTCTGTGTTTTTTACGAAATACATCATGGTTTTAAATTTTAAATGTGGATAAATTTACTATCCGGGTTACCCGGTCTGAATATAAGTGGGGGAGCCGATGATTAGTAGGCCATCACACCCTCCACTATACTAGGGGGCTATACCAGTAGAAAACTAGTAGGGGGGTTGTTAACACTATGTTGAAAAATATAAAATTGGTTTCTAAATATATATTATTAAATTTGTTAAGTTTAAACTTATTAAGTATATTATACTGTAGACCAAACTAATAACCAATGATACACTCTTGCAACATCCACTGCCACACGGTGGAGATACAAAAAGCTGAACTTTTAGGGATTGATGATAAAGGTAGATGGATGCCGTTTGCATTCCATGTAGGTATAGTTATATCTGTTAAGCTTACATCAGATGACCCAGAAGCTTTAGTTAATGGCTGCACCACTATTTTTACAGAGCAGGGTGATACGTATATTATAGACACACCCTATGAGGAGTTTCATGAGATATTTGTAAATTACAACACAGACCAAGATCTTCCTGGGAAGAAAAAGGATAATGATGATTTAGAATTTTAACAATTTAAAAACCAAACAAAATGTCAGAACAAACAGTAAACGAGCAACAAGAACAGAACGTTCCTACTAAAGAAGAGTTGATTAACTTCTTTAAAGAGCAGATTGAGGTTAAGAAGGTGCAGCTAGAGTTGCAAGAGCTTAACACCAATTTAGCTGTAGCTAAAGCAGAGGAGCTAAAAGCCCTAGCTTTTATTTCACAAATGACCAACCCTCCACAGGCTGGACAAAGAAGTGAGCAACCACAGGGTGTACCTCATACACTTACACAAGAAGATTTGGATAATAATCCAGAACTTGCTAGTGGAGGATTTATGGTGGGTGATGATATTATGATTCCAGCACAACCAGAAGAAGCTCCTGTTAAAAAGTTAAAAAAGAAGTAGTAATGGCCATAGTAAACCAAGTAGATAAGCGTGTACGGATGACAACCTGGGACATAGTAAAGTACCAGCTGATTACGCATTGTTATTTGTACAAAATACCAGTGAGTGATGCAGATTTGAATTGTCTTACACTCCTAGCTATAGAAGGTGAACAAGAGCTTACATCTTTTTGTAACAAAGCTAGTGATAGAGACATATTTTCTAGTACACAGTCTGTACGTAATTGTCTGACAAAAGCTGAGAAGAAATCCCTTATTGTAAAGGAAGGTAAGAATAAGAAAAAGATAAGTATTAACCCTGGCATAAAAGTTTATGCCAGCGGTAATATTTTATTAGACTTTAAATTCTTGTGCGTTGAAGCCTAAAAAATCTAAAGAGTTAATTCCAGAAGTTGCTAAAGAGCTACAAGTTAGTGAGCATCTTGTAAAGGAGATAACAGAGTTTTATTGGCAAGAGATTAGAAAGAGTTTGTCTAGTCTAAAGCATGCTAGAATACACGTCACCAATTTAGGTGATTTTACTATCAAGCATTGGAAGATAGACAATAAGATAGAAATGCTGGAGAAGTTTGAAGAGACCAACCGGCAGAAGGGTCTACAGCAGATGACTGCTAGATTCAAAACGGTCGAAACTCTGTTTGATCTAAAAGCTGTTAAGAAATTAATGGATGAAGAAAAACAAAGAAAGGACTTTATCAAACTTCACAAAACTAAAACTAATGAGTCTAAAAGAGAATATAATAAAACTGTGGAAGAGCAAGGGTCAGATCCTGGAGGGAGTGACTAACTCTATATTTAAGAGAGAGGATGTAGAAGAAATTGCACAACACAGAATGCAGATTTGTAAAGATTGTGCACTTTACACTATGCAGAATGAAGGATGTATGGTAGCTGGTACAGGTCCATGTTGTAATATGCAATTAGATGGATGTGGATGCAGCTTAGGTTTTAAAACCAGATCACTATCTTCAGAATGTCCTATGGGTCATTGGAAAGCTGAAGTGACACAGGAAGAAGAAGATATGATTAACGAGAAGTTAGGAATTTAAACAATAAACATATGAGCATTTTGAGATTCACCCCACAAGACCACAAATACACAAGTATAGATGCAAAAGATACAACAGACTGGTTGTCTGTTACAAGTTTCATCTCTAATTTTAAACAACCATTTGACGCAGACACAATTGCTGAGAAGTCTTCTAAGTCTAAGAAGAGCAAATGGTATGGTATGACACCAGAAGAAATCAAGCAAGCTTGGTCTAATGAGGCTCTAAGAGCTACAACACTAGGAACATGGTATCACAATTGTAGAGAAACAGACATCTGTGAACTTTCTACAATGGAAAGACATGGTAAAACTATTCCTGTAATCACTCCTATAGAAAAGGAAGGAGTTAAATACTCACCTTCTCAAAAAATTACAGACGGTGTATACCCAGAACATTTAGTATATTTAAGAAGTGCAGGTATATGTGGTCAGTCAGATCTTGTAGAAGTGATCAATGGAGAGGTGCACATTACAGATTACAAGACTAACAAAGAAATCAAGACAGAAGCATACACTAGTTGGGATGGTAAGGTACAGAAGATGTCAGCACCTATATCACACTTAGATGATTGTAACTTGATGCACTATGCATTACAGTTAAGTATGTACATGTTTATGATTCTTAAGCATAACCCAAGACTTAAGCCGGGTACACTCACTATACATCATATTACATTTGAGCAAGTGGGGTCAGATAAATTTGGTAATCCCATCACTGCTTTAGACTCAAATGGAGATCCTATTGTAAAAGATATTATTCCTTATGATCTTCCATATTTAAAAGCAGAAGCTATTGCTTTGATACATTGGTTAGAAGATAACAGAAGTAAACTTAAACCTAAGCATTAATGAGAGCACCTTTATTTGTTTCTAGGATTAAAGAAAGAAATTTAATTTATGCTCTTTCTGAAAAAATTTTAGAAACTTATCCTGATATTACTCCAGCTAATACACTTGTAGTTATGGTGAGTCCTGATTATTCTGCTACAGTGGCAATGCATGTAGCCCACAATCTAAGTAAAGATGGGGAAATGTGTGATGTACTACCTATACATGTGTCCTATCCAGATGAGGATGTATATAAATATGTAAGAAAAGCAGATAGTGATATAGACTCGTGGTTTAAGTTTTCAGAAACACCATATAAATACTATCTTTTAGTTGAAGCAGGGGTTATTCGTGGAGGCACCTATACATGGCTTACAAAATTATTTAAGAAAAAAGTAGTTGGTGAGATAATTACTAGTTCTTTATATGAAAATATAGGAAGCAAGTTTAAAAGTGATGTAGTAGCAGAATATTACGATGACGCTGTACAAGACCTCACTTTTTATTTTGAAAGAGAAAACAAACATTGGAATTAATGATTAGATTATTTGATATACAGAACGGGCAGGTGGTTCCAAGTGAACATTGTCACACATTAAAGTCATTAAGTGACATCATAGTAGAATATCCATTGGACTACATGAAGGTGTATGCGTATGTGTTTTATATGACATGTCCTAACCCAGATCTTAATCCATTCTTTGATGTACCAGAAGCAGACAAAGAAGAGCTTATACTTGCAGAGGTGGATGCTGATTTTTCTACAGATGATGAGGTTATAAGCAACGCAATTAAGTTTTGTGAGAAGTTATATCAGACACCAACTTATCGTGCCTACATGGGTATGAAAAGCATGGTGGAAAGACTTGGTAAATACATGGAGACTACAGAGATTGAACATGGTAGAGATGGTAACATCACAGCACTTATAAATGCTGCTGCTAAATTTGATCAAATTAGACAATCTTTTAAAGCTACGTATAGAGATTTACAAGATGAGCAACAATCACAAGTTAGAGGAGGTCAGAATCTAGCTTATGATCAATAGGGTGAGTTGGTAGAGAGGTTATACGACAGTCTGCAAAACTGTTGACACAAGTTCGATTCTTGTACTCACCTCTTTATTATTGTAGAGTGACGAAATTGGCAAACGTGCCCTCCTGTCTCGGGGGTGTGGAGCTAACTGATAAAGATCTGATACACTAGTAATGACTAGGGGGATTGACCACCAATCCTTGTCAGACACCTAAAGTCCACTTGGTGGTTCGAGTCCATCCTCTACAGCATATTAGGTTAACTGGAATGGCGTACTTACAAAGCTGTAAAAAGTTGTACGTGATCGGTTAGAAATGCCAGTTGTAAAAGCAGATGTCCACGCACCCATCTTCTGCTTTCCTAAAACATTTAAACATTAAAACTATGTCACAAGAAGTTTACACAGATTATGAAATCAAAGAGTTTGCAGCTATACCAGATGTAAAACATGAATTCATGCATGATTGGACATTTCATTTTAATCCATACACTGAGTTATGGAATGCTATTCCAAGAAACTTGTACAATGCTTATTGGAGTAATTATGAAATAAAAGGTATATTACGTAGTAAAGACATTAACACACTCTTGTATTTGTTACATAGAGGTAAGGGTGACATTGATGCTGTACATAAATTTACCAACACTGACGAACAGAAATAATGTTTAAAGAAGTACCTACATACGAGAATGGTGTATGGGATGTAACCACATTCTATACAAGAGAGGAGTTTAGAGATTTTTTACTATCTGTTTTTAAAGAACCAGGTGAGTATGATTTTAATGAGACTACTAAAATCTTTAATGAAGAAGGACGTAAGTTTCAAAAACAAGGATTTTATTGTGCAGCTCCTGTAAAAACCAAAGATTTTATTACGTATTGGGACGATCAGAAAAATAAATGTCGTAATGGTATTATTGTAAAAGATGGTGATTATACCTGGTATGTCAGTAGAGACTATTACATGTGGTTAAACTTTTTACCAATCTATGACAAAGAAGAAAAACGTTTTGACTTTGCTAAGATCAGGGATGCCCAGTATCATATGGCTCTATATGAACATCTAGCTGAGCTGCATTGGAAGCATGCTATTATTCTAAAGAAACGTCAGATAGCATCTTCTTATTTTCATATGGCTAAACTAATCAACCAGTGGGTGTTTGAACCTGGTGCTGTATTAAAGATTGGAGCAAGTTTAAAAGATTATATTAATGAGAAAGGATCATGGAAGTTTCTTAATGAATACCGTAACTTTCTTAATGAACACACTGCTTGGTATAGACCGGCAGAACCAGATAAGGTGGGGGCGTGGAACCAACAGATTAAAGTGAGAAT